GGCACTACCACATTTGCTGAGTGGACATCTGCATTTCCAGATTTATTAACAGCCACAGATACAGTGAACAGTACGCAAAAAGCATTTAATGTGCCAGTAATAACTAGCGATGGTAAACACCCGCTTCGTGATTATTTCATACAAGACCTAGGTGATAGTGATGCTGATGAGTGGACATTATTAGGTTGGAGAGCAAATCAAAATGGTGCTGGCGATACACCTGCTGTAGGTGATAGATATATTGCAAATGACGATCAGTTTAAACTTGAAATAACCGAGGCTTCTGCGGGTAGTCACTATATTGCTGGCGATGATTCTTACGATGCAACTGGTGTGATTTCTGAAAACAATCCAACCATTAAGATGCGTACTGGTGATACATTTACAATTAACAATGCCTTACATGCACAGCACCCTGTTGAGATTAGATTAGTTATAGAAAGCACTGAAGACGGTACTACTGGAGTTGCGGCAACAACAGGAGTTTCTGGTGCAGGTACTAATTCAGTATCGTTTACCCCGACCTCTGCAGGCACATATTATTATCAGTGTGAGAATCACGAAAATATGTATGGCGTAATTGAAGTATCCACTATAAGTGGAACCGGTAAAGTTATTAATATTACTAATCTCATTAATCAAACCGGAACTATTTTTAACTTTGAATATAGTGGAACACCAATAACTGGCACAGGCTACTGTGCTGATCATAGAAACATATATGCCGGAGATCCGGGCGATTCAACAACTCGTTATAGACACACTGGTGGTGGCTTGTTTGTAGACCCAGTAAGAGATGCATCAAACAATCCAATTAATACATTACCTAGTGGATTAACAAACACATCTTTCTTAGGTTTTCTTGATGGACACTATTTCCAACCAATTGATTGTCGATCTATTAGCCCGTATAACGCAACTTCGTCTTTTAGTATAACTGATGTCACTGACACAGAACTTGTAAGGCTTAATACCGATATTATTGGAGATCATTTTAAAGAAGTGTTGGAGTCGAGACTATCTTTTGATTCTACTAATGTCGATACTGCTAACAATAGACTTATAATTGAAAATCATCAACAAGCAGAAATAAAAAGTAAACATCAATTTACCGATGGAAATAATGGTGTGCCTGGTACGATAGTTGGATTAGACACTGATGACTTTGCTTATGTAAAGGTAATAGATGAAGATACGCTTGAGTTATACGAAACCAGATCAGGTAACGGCACCACATCATCGCCATATGTTTACAGCGACCAAGTTACATTCAGTTCAGCAACTGGTGGTGGATTTCAGCTTTATGCACAACAACCGAGTGCAGTTGCGACAGAGTTCTATGATCAGATATACAATACAAGCGGTAATTTAGGTGTTGAAAATATCGACACAACTTATGAAGACGCCTTTTCAGAAGTAACATTTACGATAGGTTCTGTTTCTAGTATCTTAGAAGACAACCCCGGTATAAACTATCAGAATGATGTCGGCGTTAGAATATTCAATGAGGTCATAGCGGGGTATGATTTAAAAGATTTGATTATTACATTCGATAACGCACCATTTACTTTACAGCCTAACGAGATAGTAACACAAACAATAAGATCGCCATACGAAGGACCTGTTACTGACACTGAGGCTGATTATGTAAATGGTGTTTTAGTAGACCCAGACGAATCAATTGGCGCATTGTTCGATAGAAGTGTCGATGTAAATGGTTTAAAGATTGCTGTTGGTCGTTCACGAGATAAATTTGGTAACTTAATTGTAACTAACTCAAATTTCGTTATACCCGATGAGTTTTCTTTGAAAGTTGCTAAAGTTGCAGAACTTATGGTAGACCCAACTGCATCTGGAATCAATACGCAAGCACAGAGAAAAATGATCGGTGTTATTAGAGGTGACTATGGAACGCCTCATGCAGATAAGCAGACTGCTTTGCAAATAATCTACTCGTCACCCGATTCTTATTTCAGTGACTTTACTGAAACGACTGGTGATGCGCCCGGTTTCGCTAATTACAATGGTTATGAAACTTTCTTAAATACTCATGCAGTTGAAGAATACCCGAATGGTTTTATTCGTTATCCATCTCAATCAATTGGAGATAGACAAATCGAAGAAGTCTTGGGTTCTCTAATAAGAATAATGCATCTACATGCTATACCTGGGGTTATTGATGGAAGCGATTCTGCAATAAACTTTGATCCAGTGGGTCTTAGTGAGCAATGGCAAACTACAGAACTATTCAAAGCAATGAAAGAAGCCATCGATGCAGATAAGTATATACCAACAGACGCAAATCTTGATCCATTAGGTAGTCCTGCTGATGCAAAAGTAGCACTAAAAGAGTATCTGTACTTTTTGAATTGGGGTATGTGGTCATTAAGTGAGTTCTGGGGTAGCAGTAAGACGGCAAATTGGACAGACGATATGCTAACTCCATCTGGAATAGAATCTAATAATCCATTGGGTTACGAATTGTTTAACAAATACATTAATCCAATTCTAAGTAGACCCAACTTTATACAGCTTCGATCTATTTTCCAAGATAACAATGCGGGTGTTTCTGGATATATAAACACACCAGTTACTTCATATCTGACTGCGAGTGAAGTACGAGACCTGCCAGCCTCTACACGACTCACAGTAGACTCGACATTCAACTACGAAGAAAGTGTCACATCATTCGAATTATTAGAAGAAAAGTATGATGTTAGAATGAAGTTCTTAAAGAGAGTGGGTACAGAGTTTTATTTCAGACCCGTTAGTTTCTTTGGTGTCGATCAGAATGCACCAATAACGATTAGAGCAGAAGATAGAAAAATCTTAACAATCAGAAAAGATCAAGAGTCTTTACCTATGGGTGCAAACGCACAAGTATTAGGGGCGGCAGAATATAGTACGGGTCAGGTTGAAGAGATTAAAGTCTTGCATACTGGGTATAAATATAAAGATGGAGAGATGGTTGATCTTGTTAATATAGAAGAAGACAGTCCAACATATAATCAAGTAGTTGCTACAGCAAAGATTTCTGCTAATGGTCAAGGTAGTACTGAGGGTAGATGGAAAGACACAAGTTCTTTCTTAAACGAGTCTTCTGCTATAGTTCATGATAATAACTATTATCAAGAATACTCTTATGATATATCTACAATGATTGATCCAGAAATATTTACACCCTTAGTTAAAGATGTTGTTGGTGTAGCAGGTACAAAAATGTTTCATACGCCTTTGATAAATAGTGAGAACAGCTTTGAAAGTAATGTGGATGTTGATATTGTAACATTTGATGTTGTTCTAGAGCCATTTATTGCAGAGGGTACTGGTTTTGTTGGTGATCCTACAGGCTCATTGGAAGCAGGCCCAGAGGGTAGTGAAGTTGGCTTACTTGTTACAGAAACTACTGGAGAACAATTAATTTCTGTTTCGACAGAAGAAGATGAGACTATTGTATAATGAGTACTCTTAGAATTACTACAGATGGAGACCCATACCCCGCAAAGGCTGGCATTGGCAGTACATCTGGTGTGCCTGTAAATAATGGAGAAGCTAGAAATTTTTCAAATCAAAATGCGATCAAAGATCAAGTTGACGAAAATGGCGCCCCGAAAGTATACAATATAGCATATCGTGGTGGTGGTGGAGGCTCTCTTAGAGATGGCGTGATTATAGCAGAGAGCCCAAACAAGCAAGAAATCGCTAACAATGAAATGGTTGGTATAGCGTTAAATGGTGTTGCAATCTATTCGCCGTGTGTGTCACAAATTACTACTGATATTGTTTCTGGTGATACTGAATCTTTCGCTGGGTTCAACTATAATCTACCAGAACTACAAGCATCAATCAGTGGTTTTGATGCTTGTGGTGGTTCTGTCGATGACGAAAATGGCGAATATAGATATAGAAGCGGGCGGTTCCTAGAAAACGGATTTGCAAATAATGAAAGGTTTTCAGATGCGAGTAAGTACTACGCAAGCAATCCATTTGGTGGTAGTGACTTTACCAGAACTGGTAATGACCCAGACGATGCGACCGTAACTCCAGGTCATTCGAAAATAGTTGGGTGGGCTTTAGATGGATTCCCGATATACGGCCCGTTTGCATACTCTAACCCAGTAGACCCCACTTCTGATATAGTGATTATGAGAACTGGATATGAAGTATTAGAGAGTCGTATAGTGTCTCCTACTGCACCAGACATCACTACATATCCTTTGGGTACATTTAAAGAAGACTGGGTTTATAATAACCAGAAAGCGAATAGAACATTGGATTTGTATAATGGTAGATTTTGCGTTACTCCAGAATTTAAAGACGGAACATATGCATATTTTTTAACATTTAGTGACGGGAGTACAAACCCGAGTAGTTTATCATCACCAAGAACTCCAGAATACCCGTACATTATTGGTAGAAGCACTAGACAGCAAAGAACTAGATAAAATTTGGAAATAATAAATGGCAAAAATTATAACAGAAAATTTTAAGATAGAAACAACGAACGAATTATATGGTAGTTTGAACGATCAAAACTATTATATAGTAGCGTCTACAACTTCTACAAAAGAAGAGTTTCAGTCTACACCCGCTATACAAAACACGCAAGTCTCTAAGAGGGACTTTATGCGTAGGGTTGTATTCGGTAGAAAAATTAGTACCGATAACGCAAGATACATGTTTTTAGAAAGACCTTGGGTAAAGGGTACTGTTTATGATCAGTATGACGATACTAAAGATGTCGAAAATCTTAATATGTTTGTATCTGTTAGAGAAGAGGGTAGCGGTAACTACTTGATATTTAAGTGTCTAGATAATAATAATGGCGCACAGTCTCAAGAGATAACTGGTACCGTTGACCCTAGCAACTATCAGATGGCTATTACTCAAGATGGTTATCGTTGGCAGTTTATGTTTAAAGTTTTGTTTTCTGAAGTATTAGATTTTAAAACTTCAGACAATCTACCATTACCTGTAATTTCAACTGGTAGTGGTGGCTATGGTGATGAGAAGGTTGTTGCCGCCGCTGAAGAAAACATTTCGAATATCTTATTAACAAATACTACTACCAATCAGTTTAATCAATATCTATTTGGAGAAGCCACAAGTACAGCAAACGCATCTGATGTTATTATAATTGACCCAGATAGTGCATCTCGTAGCGCATTTAGAAACATAACAGTATCTGTAACAGCAAAACCTGGTAGAACGATCTATTCTGCATTGGATGCATATAAAAATATGTATTTTAAGGCTGATGGAAAAATCTATGATGTTATTGCATCAGTATCTTCGCCTACAACAAACCAAATCACCCTTAGAATAAAAACTAGAGACATATTTTCGGCGCAACAAGTTTGTCAGCTACTTATTAAAGTTGCTGTGTCTAATAGCACACTTTCTGGTAAAACAGCAAAAGCGTATTTAGTTCTTGATGAATTTGGTACAGCAAAAAAAGTTGATTTTGAAACCAGAGGTACTGAGTATAAATTTGCAACTGCTGAAGTAATATACCCTCCTCTATTAAAAACTTCTGCTTCTGTTTTAAGCAACCCGACAACACTTCGTGCAATTGTCTCCCCTAGAGGTGGGCATGGTTCAGACCCGATTTCAGAAATGGCTATGAGTAAACTCTCTATTAATACAAGTTTTGTGGGTGGAGCAGTAAACGCACCAAACAGCAACGAGTATTCTATTGTCGGGCTGATTAAAAATCCAACATTTAGCGATGGTGTTAATGCAGATTCTTTTGACAATAGAACAGTTATAAGAGTATCTGGTGATCACATAAACCCTGCAGGCAATGTTTTAAATGGGGAAGATAGCACTCACACTGTTAGCACACTATTGACTGGAAATGCGGGCGGTGTTAATGATTACATAGAGCAATACATTAAAACTATAGACATACAACAAATTGTTGACGGTGTATCATATACTATAGTTGACCCCGGTAATATGAGTAGAAATGACTTCACTTCTATTGGTGCGCCAATTGAAAATATCGAGTCTGCACATGGATTTGTGTTTACTGCTAACATAGCCAATACTATTCTTGGTTCAGAAAAAACAGCATTAGTATCAACTGTTACAGATAAAGTAGATATTAACTCTGCAACATACGACTATTCTTTAGACATAATAACAGCAAGAATACACGAATTAGTATCTGATGGCTCAGATACTTTAATTAAAGTTGTTGATTATGACGGCGACTTTCAGCATAAATTCCAGAAAGGCATATTTTATGTTAAAGAAACCCCATCGTCTTCAGTCAGTATAAATAATAAAATAGCGGAAAGTATTACATATGGTCAGTATGAATCATATTCGGGCGATCTCTTACACTTTATAGATTTCACCCCTATACCAAGAGATCCTGGCAGAAACGAAACAGTAAAATTCACATTTGACTTTTAAGGAAAGAGTATAAAACATGGGTATCAACAAAGATTTAAATGTAGATCCGTACTACGATGACTTCGATGAATCAAAACAGTTTAATAGGGTTTTGTTTAAACCTGCTAGGGCTGTGCAAGCGAGAGAGTTGACTCAACTTCAAACTATTCTACAAAAGCAGGTAGAACGGTTTGGGTCAAATGTGTATAAAGAAGGTACAATTATAAGTGGTATCAATCTGACAACACGAGACGATATCAACTATGTTAAGCTAGATGATCAGGTGGGGTTTGATGACCCATCTCTTTTTAACGAAATTACTGATGAAGATGGTAGAACAAAAAGATATAAACTAGTCGGTAGGGATACTGGTCTAGAAGCAGAAATCATTTTAGGTTTAGGTGGGTTTGAAACACAGGCGCCAAATCTAAAAACATTCTTTATTAATTATCTTAAAAGTCAAATCCAAACTTCTGATTCTAATCTCGATATTAAAGAATTTGGTAGTGGTGAAAAACTAGAGATAAGAGACTGGAATGACAATCCAGTGAGTGTTGGTGGAGCAGGCACAACAGTTACTGTGAATGGTGGTGGAGCAGGCACTGATCATGTGGGTAAATCTTTTGGTATTTCTTGTGAAGAGGGCGTAATCTATCAAAAGGGTCATTTCATTTTTGTCGAAAAGCAATTTATTATTGTTACTCGATATAGTAATGTGGCAGGTCAATCAGCAACAGATTCAAATATAATCAATCCAATCTCTGTAGGTTTCACTATTGAAGAGAATGTTGTTGATTCTAATCAAGACTCTAGTCTACTTGATAATGCTTCTGGTTTTAATAATCACCAAGCGCCTGGTGCAGACAGACTTCAATTAGTTCCTAAATTGGTTTCATATGACAGCGATACCGCCCCAGACGAATTCTTTACTTTGATTAGATTTAGTGAGGGTAACCCAACCAGAGTTAGAGACTTTACTGAGTTTAGTACTCTAGGTGATGAGTTAGCCAGAAGAACATATGAAGAGTCTGGAAACTATGTCGTTGAGGGGTTAGACTCTGTACTACAAAAAGAAGATGGTCAAGTAGAAGTTAATGTTTCACCAGGTAAGGCTTATATTTATGGCAGAGAAGTCAGAAATGTAGCAAATACTCTTATAGATATCGACCCAGTTATTACTACCCAGTCTAACACAGACCAAAAAACATCATTTAGTTATGGTCAGTACATTAGGGTTGCATATAGTGGTAGTAACGATTCTAACTTTATTGATTTAAATTTTGATAAGACCGCCGCTGGTTCTCATCAGAGTTATGTTCTTCTGGGTAATAGTGGTGCGACCAAAATAGGCACATGCAATATTATAAGTGCTAGGCCAGATGTATCCACCGGGAACAATGAACTTAGACTTTTTGTATTTAATATAGTCAAGGTTCCGGTTCAAGCTGATGAGAACCTCACACACATAGCATTAAATACGACAAACCCAGCTAACTTTGACCCAGCAACGGCAACTAAAGTAGCGGTGATTCAAGAAGATGGTCAGGGTAGAATCTATGGCTCTAATCACTCTACTCTTATTTTCGATACTGGTAAGAATGGTCTTTCGTCTATCTCTGATACAGACTTGGTTCAAATTAGGCAGACTACTGCCACAGCAAATAGTTCAGGTGTATGTCGAATTCCACCAACAATTGATGGTCAGCCTATTGCCCAAAGTGCTTACACAATTGCAATTAAAGACAATGGTGGAGGCAATGCTCCAACACTACACCGAGTTACTAATGTAACTAACTATGTACCCACTGAAAACAATGATAATGGATTTAATGGAATCGATGTTACTCTTTCTGGCACAAGTGCCGAAGATGGCAACACATTTAGGATAATTTATCCGTTTTCGTTGACTAGAGATGTGCATCAAGATACTTTGGAAGAAAAAAGTTCTCGTTATGTTCAGTCAACTGTTAGTGGTGGCATCGTTCAACTGGGTGTCGCTAATGTTGTTAAGCTAGAAGCAGTATACTTGATAGATGGCGCATTCGATCAATCAGATAATTCGAATCAAAGTGATGTAACATCAGACTTCGTACTTGTAAACAATCAAAAAGATAATGTGTATGATTACTCTTATCTTAGACAAAAGAATAAGAGTCCTATTACCTCAGGCAGTAGTCTCCTAGTCAAGTACACTCATTTAGCACGAGATAATACAAATGGAAATGGTTATTTAACAGTAAATAGCTATCAAAACATTTCTACTACATTAAAACAAATTTTACCAGAGTATACAGGTAAAGACTTAAAATCGTATAATCTTTTTGAGTCTATAGATGCACGACCATATGTTCGTGATATGGTTACTCCAAGTCAATCTCTGTCGAATGCACAAACAGTTAGTAGTTCCGTTATAGATAACAAAGCCGACTTAGTTAGCGGTGGAAATTTACACTTGTTTGAAGAATCGCAAATTGCGTCATCGACATTTAGCTACTTCTTATCTAGAATAGATTCTGTTGTTTTAGATGAATATGGCAATACGCTATTAATTAAGGGTGGTGAAGCTGAAAGCCCAGTGCCACCAAAATTAGACAGACAATATGCTCTTGCAGATATTCTGATACCGGGTGGCTCAAACGAAATAAACGGCGACAATAGAATTAGAATAGAAGAGCGATCCAATAAAAACTACACAATGTTAGACATTGAACAACTTGAAGATAGACTGGATGACTTAACTGATATGGTTACTCTGTCAATGGCGGAAAGAGACATACAGAGTTTAATAATAACAGACACTGACGGAACAGAAAGATTTAAAAATGGTATTCTTGCAGACACATTTAAAGACTTAACTGGCGCAGACTTTACTGACCCAGAGTTCAATGCGTCTATTGATAAGTCTAAGTTTGTTGCACAGCCTGCTATTAAAGAGTTCCCTCTTGATCTGAAGATTGATTTTAGTAACACAGATAATGTTTCTGAAGATTTTGAAGAGTTAACAACACTATCATTTAATAGTGTAAAGAAAACAATCATAAATCAGCCATATGCAACAAATGTGCGAAACTGCGTGTCTAACTATTATAGTTATCAAGGTAGGGCATTTATACATCCTAAGTTTGTTTTCCATCGTGATGTTATAAAAAATCCTGTAGTTCATTTACAGACTGACATTGCTTCTAGTGTTCTGAATGCGGTTAAAAATATTCAGAAGTTTATCCCCCTGACTCGTACTACTAGAGGTAGACGAAGACAGACTGCTTCTTGGATTGATCGTGTACGCCGAATTAGAGGCGCACCAACTAGAGTTACAAACTTTGTCCAAAATATATCTACGACAAAACTGACTACTAAGATCAAAACACAAACTCAGCCTTTGGGCAACTTCATAACAGACTTTAGTATGAAGCCCTATCTAAAACAGCATGTAATCAGAATTGCTGTTAGTGGATTAAGACCAAACACTGTACATCACTTTTTCTTTGGTGGTAAAAATGTAGATGCTCATGTGAGGCAGTTTAGATATCCGTGGTACAGATTATATAGCAGATATTACAGAAGATATCATCGAAATGGTAGAATGCGTAGCAAAAGACATAGAATGGCTAGATATTTACCATATAGAAACTGGGCTGATTGGTACTTTGGGAGAAGAAGAGGTCGAAGAGGAAGATATGCTTACAGTACGACAACTGTTCGTACAGACAGTAGAGGCAACTTGCTTGCATTCTTCAGAGTGCCGGCAGGTAAATTCTTTGTTGGACAAAACAAGTTAAAAATATCTGATGTGTCTCAATATAGTTCTATTGAGTCTGGTGGTACTTCTTACGCTTGTCAAACTCACAGAGGGTATAACTTCTCTATCAGTAAGACTCAAATTAATAATACAACAAGAACTGTAGACTTTGACACCAGTACGACAGTTGTAAAAAGAGAGTTCCAAAGAAGAAGAAGAGACCCGATTGCACAAACATTTAAGATGAGGGCGGCTGATACTGGTAATGCCAACTTTGGTTATGTAAGCGACATTGATGTTTACTTTAGAAGAAAAGCGACCAATCAAGGCGTAACTCTACAGATAAGAGAGGCTCAAAATGGGTATCCAACATCTACGGTGTTACCAGAAGCAGAAGTGTATTTAGACCCGTCAGATGTTAGTGTCTCTACTTTGGGTACTGTACCCACTAAGTTTGAGTTTGATAATCCAATCAAACTGAAAGCAGATGTGGAGTATTGCTTTGTTATTATTCCAGATGGTAACTCGCCAGAGTATTTGATATACACATCCAAAGTCGGTAATCGCAGCCTTTCGAAGGGTAACACAGCAAGGTCTGTTTCTGTTACTAACGACTGGGGTGATGGTGTATTATTTACTTCTACCAACGACAGTACTTGGAAGTCTTATCAAGACGAAGATTTGAAGTTTAGCATTAACAGATATAGCTTCAATACAACTGGTTTTGCTGATCTCGTTCCTAACGATGTAGAGTTTTTAACTATTCGAGACAATAAAAAACTAACGAAAACAGATGGTACTGTAGGCCCAGAACTAATAAACTTTGAAGATGACGAGTCTGTATATGTTCTGAAAGATTGTAGCTTTAATGGTGAAGTTGGAGCAGATGGTGATTTAGATTCACCAGAAGTTATTACTGTTTCAAATAGTCAGTTAGCCTCTTTGACTGCTACTGGAAAAGGGTCTTTTAATGTTGGCGATTATATCATTATTCAAGAGATACAGGAAGATGATGCTACCGATGCTCCAAATAGAGTTCTTTCTCGAATAGAATCAATCGACAATACGACCTATGCAGACAACAATGAAACTGCTTTTAATGTAGACACGCCATACTATGAAATTGATGGTACAGAGACAGTTAGCGTAACTTTGGTTACTTCCGCTAAAGTGGAGTACTATGATCCAGAAAACCCAAGTACATTACATCTAACAGAAAGTTCTGCCAGAAGAGAGAACTATTTTAATGATAACCCAGTACATGGCTTTGGTGAATTTGAAGTAGGCACACTTTATCAGATCGTAACATTAGGTAATGGAACCCCTTCAGAAAATACTCTTAGTTGGAGAAGCGTCAGTGGTAACACTGGGTTACAGCCTGTTGTTGGAACTCAATTTACGGCGGTACGATCACAATCTCTAGAAGACTTTAACAACACCGGAGGCACGGCAAGACCACTTACTCAGGTTCTTATAGGCGCTAAAACTGGAGCAGAAGCAACCATTACTTCTTTAGATACTCAGGGTATCTCATATTTTCAACCACAGGTACAGGTTGACAATACACCGAAAACATCTTCTAAAGTAGATTTATATCAAAAGGTTGCTGGCGAACTTGTAGTAGATAAACCCATTACAGAAAATGATGACATTTATGTTACGGGTAACCCCAGAGTTATTGTGAGCAAAAGTAAACAAATAGAGAATGCGCCAGGGCAAGATGGAGATATTGTCGATGACTTTAGATTTAGGGTCACACTAGACAATGGTGGATTTGATGCAGTAAGTCCATCTTTAGATGATGACATGAGTAATCTGAATGTTTATGAGTTTGAAATTAACAATAGTATTTCATCGCCTGACTGTAATTACATCTCTAAAGAAGTTATACTTAACCCCGACATGCCTGCAGAGGGCCTTAAAGTTCTTCTTGAGGCGTACAGACCAATGGGCACAGCAATAGAAGTTTATGCTAGATTTGTTAAGAAAAATAATCTTGAAGAGAAGACTAATTGGATTGCACTCAACAATAAAAATTCCTTCCAATTCTCATCTGCAAGTAATGTAGAAGACTATAGAACATTTGAGTTTGATCTTGATGAAAGTGGCGAAACTGCATACTATGCTTTCCAGATTAAGATTAGCATGAGACATATGCAGACGGGTGAGTTAGACAACCCGGCCTTTTCTGGTATTGTGCCGAGCGCAAGTTTGTTCCCAACGATCTCTAGCTATAGAGCAGTGGCGGTAACATAATGAGCGAATCTTTTGTTCGATCTTCTAGCGGTTCAGGAGTTGTCAATGCTGATTTTGATGCGTATAGAAGAACTATTACCAAAAGAAAAGAAGATAAATATATAGAGGGATTAAAGCAGAGAATAGAGAAGCTAGAATCTGCAATGTCTAGATTAGAAAATACTGTTAAAGAGATAACGAAATGACTGCAAAGGCTGATTTACCACTAGTATCAAATCTTTCCACATTTGGACAATGGAAAGATTTAACAAATGATCTTAGAGGTGTGGCGCAAATAAGCGTCACAATGGGAGATAACGAAGTTAACAATGGGAATGTTGTTCTCAATGGTGACTTAACCTTGTCTGCGGCAAAGATATTTAAAGCAGACACGCTAAAGCCAACAGATAATGTCAACTTTTTACTTTTAGATAAAAATGACATTAGAGTTAAGGGCGAATCGGCAAAAGTATTTGTCAACTCTCTACAAGACTCCAGTACGAATGATACAGCGGCTACATTACAGTTTAGTAAGGGTGACTCTTATACAGAAACATTTTTTGTAAAAACAAATGCCGATCATACAGAATTGGAGATTGGTTCTGCTACCAAGTCTTTCAAAATAAATGGATCGACTGGTGTTATTACTTCAAGCAATGGCGCAAAAGTATCTTCTTCTATGATAGCAGATGCTCTTAATGGTATTGATCTTGGGCAGACCACAGCAGGTTTAGGTAAATTTACTAAACTAGAGTGTACTGGAACTGGTGGACATGGTGTTATTGACAATGTTGCCATCGGTACTAATACAGCATCGACAATCAAGGGCACTCAAATCAATATTGACCCAGAGATAAATGGAGATAGTTTAAGTACAGAACAGATCAATGCCCTAAGAGGCGATATTAATAACACAAGAATTGGTCAATCGTTACCACAGTCTGCATCATTTACAAGCGTTACTACAACCAATGGAGTTACTGGTAGTAATGGAGTTCTTGGATATGGAGATGTTGGTGACAGTAACGGCGACATAATTGTTGATGTTGATAACGCAACATTCAATGGTACTGCTACCCAAGTTAACCCCAATGCAGTTAGAACTGTTTTAGAAACTATTTACTCTGTAGGAAGCATATATATAACAACAGACAACAGGTCACCAGATGCAATAATGAACTGGCCTTCTTCTAATTGGGAAAGATATGGTCAGGGTAAAACTTTGCTTGGTTGGGATACAGGTAAAGCTATGGTTTCTCTAACTTATCAAAATTCGACTAACGACTATAAAATAGTTCTTCCAAATAGTTCGCATGGAATTAAAGAAACTGATACACTAGAAATTAATAAGCATTCTGGTCAAAACATTCAACAACACAACATTATTATTGCAGATGGTCATCAAGCTACAGTAAAATCTGTAGCGGGTGCAGAGATTGTAGTTGCACTAAATGGTAACCCTGTACCTTCTGGTGGAACATCATTTACAATTCCAAGTAACTCTTATGTAATACACAAGGGCTTTGGTACTGTAGGTAATTTGGGTGGGGAAGTTAGTACAGTATTAACAACTTCACAAATCCCTGATCATGTTCATGATAATAAAGCATGGCATGGTGAGCAGTTCTATCTATACAATGATGCTAACTCACCCACTTCACTACAGGGCACCAGCCGAGCGCAGGGTCCGCAAGGTAGTAGGGATGCTCATCTATACCAATACAGTGGTGGTGTGCATGGGTATGAAGATTCAAGTGGTGTTCATCAAGTAGATGTAGGAAAACCACATCAAAACTGTATGCCGTTTATTACGACATACATGTGGAAAAGAATTGCCGACTAACTCAATTATAAATATAGTATAGCATAATATCAAGGATAACAGGAAATGGCTAAAAAGTTTACCGAACTACTACCTATAGAAGCACTCACAAATGATGATATCATTGCGATTGTTGATGACGGCAGTAGCAACAGCAGAAAGATAACTGCCGAGCAGATATCGGACTATGTTTATAAAATTGAAGTCGTGGGCGACTCAACTAATCTTGCTTCTATTAAACAGGCTCTCAATGGTTCGAACAACACATCGAATGGGTTAAGGGCGTCACAGCTATTTCATCAGGGGTTATATAGAGACTCTTCTTACTTTCTAAACTACAATAATCTTGATGGTCGACCCGCTACAATCCTCAATAATGGACAGTTAGTAAACACAGAAAACTATACATCTCTCAAAACGGAAACGGGTGCCCAAAGAGCGTCTCTTCGTGTTAGAGATGCAAGTGGAAGTGGTGCTAGTCCCGCACAAGTAACCGCCGATCATATTGCGGCTGGGGTTATCAATCAGTTCTACACTGATACAAAAGTTAACGCTAGAATTGATGCTAAATTTGGTGATCTTTTTAATCAGTATAGTAGCACATTTGATGGCGGTAACACTCAAGATAGTTTAGAAGATGTCAAGGCTGAGTGGGTAACTGATACTAATAGTGCTACAACCTCTCAGATAATTAAAATAACAGACCCAGAAGAATTAACATTAAATGCTTACAAAGTTGGTCAAGTATTAAGAGTTTATGGTGGACATCGACCATTGACGGGTGTTCCAACAGTGGCATTGTCTTCGGCCCCTTCTGCCACAGTGAATGCAGAAAATGGCGCATTTATATTAAACCCTTCTGCCTCAAGCAAATTGACTTTAAAATACAAACTGGCATATTTTGATTTAAGAAATGGTAGAATCGGCCCCAGATCAACAACAGGCACTTTTGATATCACACTGACTACTCAAACAGAGACAACCACAGTTCAAGATATACGAAATGCGTTTAACACTTCAAATTTTGTTAGTTTTAATATTGATGGTGCGCCTTCAAATGTGGGCTTACTAGTCTATAGACAAGAAGGTGGCTCAGGTGCATTTGAACTTGTTTCTATAGCAGGCCCAAAGGACACAGGTAATAATTCTGGTTGGAGAGATTATTACAACTTTGACTTTACTGACTGGTCTGGTAAAAATCCAGACAATAATGCGTTTTTACCAGAACAAGATAAACTCATTGGTGGTAGAAGTGTAATACATTTTCCACAGCAACTTGCCGCAGGGTCCCTTAATGATGGCGTTACATATGTTGGGTGGTCAGATGTAAGTATTAAAACCGTAGGCGATAGAAATGCTGGCGGAGAATTTCGACTAGAAATTAACGAAGACGATGTTATAATTAATGGTACAGCAGATAAAACATGCTATTTGATGCATAACGATACCAATAAACTTCAAAGTGCTATAGACTCTAAAGCGGAGAAAAATCAGAGAAGTTTAAACTTAAACGCAAAAACATATAATGTATCTCACATAAGAATGCCAAGTAAATTTGGTTTGACTGGTGTGACCGGTATCACAAAGATTAAAAAGCTACCACACAGTGGCTTTATTAGCGGGACTGGATCATATGCCAATTATGCTATTCAGGGCGTAGCTTCTGGAGATGGGTTTGGTACTGAATTAATATCACTAATTGGTATAGATTTTGATGGAAATAATAGAAATCAATATCTTTTGGGAGAGGATAATACATTTATAGACTTTGGTGTGCAATCTACTGGTTGTTTAATTCAAAACTGTAGAATTAGAAATTTAGTTGGTGAGGGCATTAACGCATCTAGCCCAACAGAGTTTAAGTTGTTAACTTCTGAAATAGCAGATAGCGGGGTTACAGATAGACATGAATTTTCGCCATTAACAATTGATGATGGTATTAATACTATCGTTACTGGAAATATCATACAAAACTTTACAAACTTTATTGATGCATCTGTTACCAGACAGGGTGTTATTACTAATAATGTTATTAAAAACTTGACTGGTAATATTCAAGATGGTGAAGAAGAAACTGATCTTGGTTCGGCTATATTTACATATGGGTCTACTTTCTTACTTAGTAGCCCGAATGTATTGATGGGCCCGTCAAATGAATTTTTATCTGCGCCTGATATATTGAACTCTGAGTATGACGCTGTGAATATACTTAGAAGCAATTTGCAACAGCAGGCTAATTCTCCTGCAGGGTACTATACGAGTGACGAATTCGTTTATCAAGAAAATGGCACGGTCTTTGACTTATCTCAAGATAGTGTTAATGAAACTCAGGGTGGCACAGTTTTATACAGAACTAACCTAATAAGAAAATTGGGGAATGCGTCAAATTCAGCAGAAGAGGTATATGGAAACTTGGTGGGCCCGGGTGCTAGAGACATAAGAAATAATGAATTTTCTGCCCCACAAGTTCAAAACTTTGGATTGGTTCAAGACGAGACATATGAAATTGTAGATGTTGGTAATACTGACTGGTCTAGAATAGGGGCAATTGGAAACATAGCAGGGCAGTCATTTGTATATAATGGTCAACCACTTTATGCTTATGATGGAACAAATACTAACTCCACTCTTGCAACGACAGGTACATGCTCTCCTGGCTACGCTGTTGGATATGTTGATAGAGGTTTGACTCCAGTAACATTTGCCATTATTACAAATGGTGTTGTTGCTGGCGCAGATAATTCGTTAAATGGTCTTGTTGTTGGTGACAAAGTTTCAGTAGGGTTTAAACCTAACGGCGCAACTGGATCACCCGATGCTGTACCAGGCGTGTATGCGGTCACTGCTGTGAATGGTAACGGAACTGGGTTTACTGTAGAAAGTGGTGTGGGTGACGGAAATACAGCACACTTAACCATGCACAAAGTTGGTTTCCAACCAAGAATACAATTTAACAACATCTTAACAGATGTAGCTAGAGATAGAGGGCAGTTTAAGTTTGAAATAACTAACGCTGTACATGGCTCTTTAAACAGATTATTAACTGGCGCATATAGTGCGGGTGAACTTGATACTATATATAGTAGTCAGATAAGAGCAAGTGAATCAGATAGTTCAAGAATACATCCACCAAACTCATACCATGTTGGTGTGGCTTGGTCTGCAAATTATAGATATCATGTAGAGGCGGGGACATTTAGTACTACTGGCTCATGGGAATATGAATTAGCCGCACCTAATAATTTTGGACACAGAAATCTTGACTCTAACGGAAAAGATCATACTGGGTTTAATATGAACAGAACCACAGAAAACGACCCTCAAAATGCGGGCAGGGGCTATAGAGATTTCTATATTAAAATTGCGAACCCTAAGTATTTAACATTGGGCAAAAAGGTGTATATAGCTAAAACTGGCTTCAGTAGAGCGGACTTCAACAGTTATGGTATAATTGTTACCCTAGAACCAGATACAGCAACTACTACTGATATAGTAGTAAGATTTTTCGCTAAGGCGAACCCGTATGCGACTTCATCGACTGACGGTAGCTTCACATCAGGTTTATCTGGACCGGAAGCAGGAAAATTATCGATAATAGATGATTTTATATTATCGCAAGGACTTATTAAATAGGAAAAATAAATGTCAAGTATATCAAGTATCAACAGTAACTCGTCAGTAATTAATGTAGGTAGAACCACGCCGGTTTCACCTGGCTCCCAAACAGCAGACAAATCTATACCTGTTGTAATGGCTTCTGATCAATCTGCAATCCCAGTAGAAGAGCAAAACAAGGTACAATCTGAAGTTGCACTATCGCTTCTAGGTATTCCAAGAGCAGAAGTTGCACTAGGTATCTTTGCTGATGTAAACACTTATGATGTTAACCCGTCTGAGTGGTCGATGAAGCCAGCATATCATGTCAATGGTGATGGGGTTAAGCATCTACCCACAGAGGCGGGCGCACTTGTAGAAGCATCAAGAAACAAGACAGCAGTACTGACATCTAAGCGTTTCTTCAGATATCAACCTGGTCGTGTATCTGCGGCTACATTTGGTATTAAGAGTTCTGTATCTGTTGCAGACTTTGCAGAAAATCCAGTTATTCGTAAGTATGGTATTTACGATAAGTATGATGGTTATTATTGGGAAACTCGAAACAATGGTAAAGAAGACAACTTTGGTGTTGTAAGAAGAACACAGTCACTACAATATTCCCCAGTAAGTCCTTATGGTCTGGCAGGTATAACACCAAGACGAGGTGAAGATAATCTGGGCGATGAAAATGCGCCTACTATAGACAATAATCAATTAGATGATTATAGAATTGTTGGTCTTGGTGCGGCAGAGGGCTCTGAGGTTCTAGGCGACTTTATAAGTGATAGAAAAATATTGACAGAATTGCGTTACGAGTTCATAGACGCAGTTTTGGCTAGAGCGTTCGCAGATATTGGTAATGGTGGTAACTTAACAGCCACTAGTGTTACGATTCATAAAGGTACTACTACAGATGCGGCTGCCGCTCAAATTAGTCTGAATACAACATCAGGCTTTTATAATGATCTTGCATTTGCATATAATGAGTCCATAGGAAAACTCGGCTATTTGACTGGCGAGCAAATGGAAGCTAAATGTAAGCGTGACCTAGACTACTGGATTGGTAACTTCTTATTAGATTTAAAATGGGGTGGTACTGCACACACTAAATGGAATACAACAAACTTCGGTATAACAACTGGTACTTCAAATGGTACATGGCAAGTAGGGCAGTCAGTAGGTGTATTCCCAAATATCAGTCTATTCGAAGGTCCAATTCATGCGGCAATGTATGACGAACTTAACTCTGGTACTGGTGTTCTTGCGGCGGCTGGCTTGAGTGATGCGGCTGAAACTAAGTTAAAGAGTTTGGTTCAATCAGTAATTCAAGTAGCATTCCCTGTCAATGGAACAAATCCAACTGCATTTGTTCCACAAATTCCGACTTCTAGTGACTACGGCACACGAGGTGCATTAGACACATTCTATGATGTTAAGAGAAACTTTTGGTCATATTATGTAACTACGAAAAAAGCACCGATACCTTTAAGTCAAGTTCAGCCGAATAAAACTTACACAGTTCTTACTGGTGGTGGTTCAGGGCAAAATACTTACGGCGGAACTGATAGTGCTATAACTGATTTCCAAGCGGCATCGGCAGAATTTAATGCTCAAACATTAGCTGATAATGTGTACCCCGGTCGAGTTTTCTCTACAGTAGGCACTCTGCCAGGTACACCTACTGCGGGTGATGATGAAGCACAAGTGTTAGAACTTATTACTTATACTATGGCGGCGAAAGGCTCATCATCAAATTCTACCAGTACATCGGTTACCAGTAATGCGTTAAGATTGTTTGATAGCCTAACTCAAGCTGAAGTAGAACAAGTTATCAAAGATAAGTGTCAGCGTGATGTTGGCTATATCATCGATGGATATAAGAATGATCTGATTGGTGGTGGTGATGCAGAAACAACATATAACATGCATATGTTTTGCAGAGGTACTGGCATGTCAGTATACTCTCAAAGAAACTCTGACGGTTCATTAACTGAGCCAGATAGACACGGTGTTCTTAAAGGTATAATACAAAAAGACTTGACTTCTTTCGGCGCAGATACTGCACAAATTGCGAAACAAAATGATCTTGCTCAGAGAGTAGTTAATAACTTCACAAACGAAGACATTAAAACAATGTCTGTTGGTAATAGACCATTCCCAGGTAACTTGATCACTCTTCGTGATGGTCTTGTTCATGTTCATGCGGGTGTCTATGACCCGTCTCTACTTAAAGACGCTAAACCAACAAAGACAATAGCTACTAACACTGCTAATCAAGATGCTGGGTATGTAAACAGAGTGGCAACTCAATTTAAATTGACAGAAGGTAATGTTACTTTTGGTCAACATGTTAAAATTAGTTGGTCTGGTGGTGACGATGAAATTCAAATACAAGCCGCATCTCCAGAACTTGTTAAAATACACAAGGGAGAAGTGCTTCGAGTTAGAAGAGTACTTGGACCTAAGGGTAATGAGTTTACATTAGTAAAAGCTGATGGCACTAATTTCAATGAAAC